AACACTAGCAATGCGTGATGATTCTGTTCCATTGGTCAACAGGCTTAACAAAGCACCGTTAGTTCCATTTAAGGAAAAGCCACCATAACCGCTATTGTTAATAGGGCTTGTAGTACCAACCCCCAAATTCCCACTGGCATCCAATGTCATCGCCTGAGTAAACGTGATGGCATTACCTGCTGTGCCAGATGCGGCTATACCCCAAGCGTGATAACCGCCTGTTTGGAAATACTGTGTGGCTTCACCTGTGTTTTGATATATGTAGTTTGTGCCGTTGTAATAACCGTTGGCAACCAATTGCAACTGGTTTACAACACCAGTTCTGCCAATAAAGTTAGCACCTGCCCCGATTTGCAAAGTTCTCCAGCCAGATGCCCAAGCACTCGGAGTAACACCCAGTCCAAGGTTACCGGAGGAGTCGAGCAAAGCCGCAAAAGCTGGTGATGTTCCAGTATAAAAACCAATCTTTGACGCAATAATTTCAGTTGCAACAAACGCCGTACCACTGCGGTTGTAAGATTGCAAATATGTTCCACCTTGGTTGCCGCCTGTTGGTGAAACTTCAACACCCGACGCCCCGCCGTTACTTACTACAAATTTCAGTTGTGGCGAACTCGTCCCAATACCCAACCCTGTGGTGGTCAGGCGCATTTGTTCGGTGTCGCTTAAATAAAATTTAATTGGAGAACTACTTTGGTTGCCGAGAACTAAACTATCATCAGCACCTTGAAAAAGGTACGATGTTCCTGTTCCACCCGATCTTTTCAAATCAATTTCAGCACCGTTGGTTGTTCCGGCAATCGCTAAACCTTTATTTGCTCCTGAAATATATAAAGTAACTGCTCCACCAATACCTAAATTAGTCCCATCAAATACCAGCGCAGAACCAGTAGCCAATGCACTTGAAGAGCTTGCGTAGACCACACCGTTAGCGGTAAAGGATGTTAGTCCTGTGCCGCCGTTTGCTGTGGGTAAGACACCTGCCGAAGTAAGCGTTGACACCAACACAAAATCAGAACCGTTCCAAGCAATCTGCGCACTTGTTCCCGCAACAATCGTTACGCCTGTAGTAGGGCCAGCGCCAACAACCTTGACCGAGAAACCACCTGTTGTGGAGTTGATGACTGTGTAAATCTTGGACTGCGCCGGGGCTGTGATTGTCCGCAAGGCTGTTCGTGCGCCAGAGCACAAAAGGATCGCTTCCCGCGCCGTATTGGCTGCGCCTGTCGTGGTGGTTAGCGTAACATCAGCATCAGTGCTCAGAGTGGTTGTGCCCGCAATGGCAGAGTCCAAGAGCGAGGTGATGGAGTTGTTTACCGTGTCGCCCCACGTACCGCTCAATTCTCCCGTGACTGGCAGTGCCAAGCCCAAGAGTGATGTATATGATGTTGCCATGTTTAAAACCTCAAGTTACGACTTCTTCCCAGTTGGGAGTCTGTGCTGTTTCAACAGTGCCCCAAGCAGGCGTTTGTGAATTACCGATATTTTGCCAGTTTGCTGTCTGGCTGTCATCTATCAGTTTCCAATATACCGCGATTACATTACCAACTTGACCTGTTGCGCCCACCCCAGTCAGGGCTTTAATCCGTGCAGCAATACTCATTGTGCCAACCGCGCCCGTGCCGCCAACACCTGTCAGTGCAACGCTGCGATCTGCTGTAACCGAACCTACTGCGCCATTGGCTTGGTTGGACGGAAGCGGGACAATAACCCCGCCTGCTACGCCCTGTACATCTACACCCGTCAAACCCACTGAGGCAGACTGAACAACCGTACCAACTGCGCCTGAAGCGGCAACGCCCGTTATCGCTATGCTCTTGTCCGCGCTGACCGTGCCCACCAGTCCTGAAGCCAGAACACCCGTCAGGGCCACCGTGCTTGACGGTACAACCGAGCCAACATTTCCAGTGGTAACGTTACCAGTCAGAGCAGCGGATACGCCTTTGACAACCGTGCCAACTGCGCCAGTACCACCAACGCCTGTCAGGGCCACCGATACCGAGATACCAACCGTGCCAACGTTACCGACTGCGGCATCCCCAGTGTCCGGTACAACTTCAGAGCCAACAACCGTGCCTACGTTACCCGAGGCCGCGACACCAGACAGAGCAATCTGACGTTCTGCGACAGCAACCGATCCCACATTACCCGAGGCCGCAACCCCGGTCAGTGCAACCGAAGCTGAGTTAACTACCGTACCGACTGAACCCGTACCACCAACACCCGTAAGAGCAACTGTTCTATCAGCCGAAACTGTGCCAACAGCGCCCGTGGCCGCATCACCTGTAAGGATGGTCTCGCCATTGCCCCAAGTGCCGTAGCCCCAAGCGCCAGTGCCCCATCCGGCCATGACCTACCCTTTAGGTAGTAGACAAGCGCAGCAAAGCGGTTGTAGTTGTGTTCGATGGCATGGTCAGTGTGAACGTACCCGCCGTAATGGTCTGTGAACCAAACGTGTGGACCGACACCGACTTGTTGGACTGAGTGCTGTTATAGATCAACACGGTATCAAACGCGGTGCTCAAAGTCACTGTGGTGTATGTGATTGAAGCAGAGGGCGTCCAGTAAGCCACGCCAGCCGTAGCCGAGGAGTTGGTCGCTGTAGGGGCCGTTGCGTTGGTCACCGTCACACCGCCAGCCGTGTAGTTTGTGCCCGTCACTTCACCCGTTGCTGAGTACGCAGTGGTGGCCGCGTTGATCGTGGCCGAGGTCAGGTACAGGGCTGCTTTAAACGTATCGGCAGTGGTGGCCGCACGGATAGGCGCTACGCCAAAGTTGTGAGTAGCGGTCAACAACTCACCCATAAACGAAGTGCACATTGATTGGGTATTTGCCATGATGATTCCTTAAAAAGAAGCGGTTTCGCCAGCACCAAAAGCAGGCATTTTTTTCAACGTTACATGGGCCGAGCGATGAACGAGCTCATCACCTTTCCAGTATTCTACCCAAGTGGTCAGTTCGTTGTCGTCCTCAAACGTGCCGTCCTTACGCTCAAGTAAAGAGTCATCCATGTCGCCGTAGGTTGTTGTAACGATCAATTTGAACTCCTGATAAGCGCAGCCGTTGATGTGTTGGCTGGCATGGTGATTAGAAATGTGGTGGTAGATGTTTTGTCCGAACCAAAGTCCAGCACAGCCACTGACTTGTTGCCCTTGGAAACGTTGTATATCAACGCACACCGAGCCGTCACTGCGGTTGACCAGCTTACATTATTCCAGTTGGCATAGGCTGTATAGCCATCGCTGCTGATTGCAACACCAGTCATAACTTGCCCGCCTGCTGTATAGCCAGACGCTACAACTTCATTAGCACTTGAGTAAACGATAGTAGCTGCGTTTAAATCTGCGGCAGCGGTATACAAGGCAATCTTGATCGTGTCAGTAGACAAGTCGTGGATACCCTGATACAGCTCTTTTTTAAAGCTGGTGGTTTGGGTTTGCAGGATAGAACTCATGACACTGGAATCCTGACTTGACCGTCACGGTACGCGTCCATGCGTTGCTTGCCATCACCCAAGTTCTTGAGCAGTGCAATTGATTGAACGTAACGTTCGTTGTACAGCTTGACCATATCTGGCTCACCCTTGATGTAGGTGATCGCTTCGCACATGGTTCCGTACAACAACGCTGAATCAAAATTATCACCAAGCCATGTCTGGCCTGCGGTAACGATAGATTCTGGATAGTAGTAGTAATGCAATTCGGCGCTGTACGTAATACTTGGGGTTGGGCCAACCATAAACGACAGCTCATTTACATTAGAGCTTTGTGGGCCAAAGATTGCGTAGTGCTTAGGCTTGCCGGTAGTCGCTGGGTTTGGATACGCTTCACGCATGAAGTTAACATCCTTGTTTAGCAAGTACAAATACTCGCCACCGCCCACAGGAAACAAGGCCAATGAATACACAGAAAGAAAATCATCAGGGCAAGACAAATACTTGTTGTTTGCGCTGATTGTGCCCGTCACGTTTTTACGCAAATTAGCAAGCTGAACAGAATTGTATATACGCTGTTCTGCTTGCTTAATGAACGTGTTCATGTCTACCGTGGGAAACGTGTTCTCACAGTAATCACTCACCAAGATGACGAGTTCGTTGTATGTCATGCCATCGGACCCCGAGCCATCAGACCTTTAGTCGCTGCGCCAGTGCCACGGATTTTGATGCCGCTGGTCTTGACAGGCTCATCGCCCGCCGACTTGCTCTCAGCGCCAACACTGACGTCCAGCGTGTCAAGTTTGCTGCGGTTTGGGCCTTTGCCGGGGTTTGTATCCATTGTGACGGCCTTGCCGTTCATGGTGTGGGGCTTGGCATAAGTGCTGGCTTGGCCAACTTCTTTGCCCATCATTTTTTTGCTAAATGTAGCCATGATTAGCCTCGTTTCTGTGCGGCAATTTTGGCCAAGTTACGGCCCATTGCCTTCATGTTGGCGTTGGTTTTTCCCTTGCCTTTGCCCATGCCGCCCATCATTTCTTTTTGCATGGGGCCGCTGTTACCCAAATTTTTGCCTTCTGTTTTGCCTTTTTTGGCAATGCCATCTGCTGCACGTTTGAATGTCATGATTAACTCCTATGAAACGGTAACCGTTACTGTACCAACAAATGTCGTTCCCACCAAGTAATTTGGGGTTAGACCCGCATCAAAACCGCTGGAGCCGCCCACTGGCCTCCAGCCCCATTGAATATCTCTCGACCCGCCAGACAAATTGCCGGATATGTTCACGCCTGAAGTCACATACGTTGTGTCCCTACGTGGGTTGCGCAACGCCTGCGGATCATCTACCGGAAATGTTCCAAGCATCAATTGTGGCTGATCCGGGTCCCAACATTCAGGGCAAACCAAAAGCTGGTACTTGCGCTGCTTAATAATCTCTTCTTTAAGCCGCTTCAGTTTAAACTGCTGGCCGCAACGATCACATTCTGCAATCGCTATCTTGCCAGATGCAAAACGATTACCCATTACGTGCCACCAATAAACATTTGACGCGGGACGAAACGAACCGCAGCTTTTTCCCTGTCTTCTCCAGCAGCCAGTTCAAATGTTTCATCGTAAATCTGTTTGAGCATTTGGATGCGAGGCATTAACTCAGGGGTTTTGATTGCAATGTGATACGCCAAACCAGCGACAACACATGGCAAGAACCTAAAATTCATGTCTGCTGTTTCAGCACCAGCGCCAGCATCCTGCACTCTGCGCAGTCTCCAGTAAACAAATTGATATGTCGTGGAATTGTCGGGCGTCGGCCATACTGTCACGGCTGGAAGTTGGGGAACAAACACAGCCGTAGCTGCTGTATGCGTGGTTGCAGTGGTGTTGTTCTGCCCGCGAAACACGCCACCAAGGACGTTGCCCGTGATGTAAGTGTAGTAAATGTCTTCAGCATCCAAGCGAATAAAACCAGAACCCGCTAGTCCAACCACCGTGTCAAGCGTGATCGTGGTGTCTGTTGAGCTAATGGTTGATGCAAGCGTAGAGCTTGTAGGATTGACTTCACCAGATAGCCGCTGAATCCATACTTGAATCGGTCGTGCCTGCTGTAACTTGTTTGGGATGGTTGCATAGGTAGAAACACTGATACGTGTGATGGTTAAATCAGCTTGCGTAGACGCGGTGTTTGACCCTGTGCGAATCACATGCTCCAGCAAATCAATTGTGTTTGTTGGCAGTGCATATGTTGCCAAGCCGGGCACCAAGTTGATGAAGCCTTGCTCCATCGTCCACATGTTAATGCCCTTGTTCTGCCACTCAATGGTCATCAAGTTCATCGACCGACGGGCAGTCCGCAGATCATAGCCTGAACGCATCTCCCGGCCCGCACGCTCCCACGCTTCCTCGGCAATCTCCGTGAAGTCCATGTTAAAGAGGGTTGAGCCGGTAGTGGTCATTTCATGCCTTTGAGGGTTTCAGCCAAACGTGCGCGTTGACCCATTTTGCCGGGCTTCTTTGCTGCTGCGGCAAGTTTTTTGGCGGGAATTGTTTTACCCTCTTTAATGCCCAACTCTTTACGCAATGCGCCGGGTTTTTTGATTGCGTTTTGGATAAAATTTTTGGTAGCCATTATCGAAACCCCGCTGTTTTCTTTGCAATTGTTTTTGGCTGCGCAACAAACTGTTTTCCAGCCGCCTTGCCCGCACGTTTGGCTTTTGTAGTCGCCGCATATTCTGCGGAGGATAAAGACTTAATCGCCGCTTCGGGCAAATACCTTTCCCCCGTCTTGCTCGACGGTTTGCCAGACTTGGTACGCCACTTCTGGTCGCCCCAGTCTTTAAGGGATTGCTGCGGCGCTTTCATATCAGTCCCGGTATCCGCCGCCTGCGGCTTTATATTTCTTGGCTACAAGTTGCGCTTTACGGGCCGACCATTGCCCTGCTCCGGTGCCTTGAGTCGCCGCAGATTTTACCTGAGACACAATCCGCTTGCGAAGACTAGGCTTGGTGTAATTGCCAGCCGCGTTAACTTTGCCGCCTTCAGCATACTGCGTAAAGTCGGTGTCGTCCCGCCGAGCTTTTTTAACGCCCTTGGGCATCTTGGAGGGGGCAATTGCCCCCATACCGCGACTGGCTAACATTACATCTTCCCGCCGCCACACATGGCTATCATTGTGCCTTTGGTGTGACCCTTGGACACGCAGCCATCTGCACGAGTTACGCCGCCTTTGGACAGCTTCAAAGTTGTACCTTTGCCGCCTTTGTGTTCTTGGGCATCATGCTGCTTAAACGCTTTCATAATCATGGCTTTGTCTTGGGCCTTGTCCATTTTCATGTCTTCTTTCATATCGCTTTTCATATTGCCACCTTTTGAAAATTTGCGGCCCTTGTCCGCAGTTGAAAAGTCTTTGCCCACGGATTGTGGGACGCCTACCTTCTTGGCAAAGGCGGGGCTATGGGCCACCGCCTCCATAAAGTTATGTTGTTTTTTACTCGTGCTGGGCATTTGAGCCCCCTGTTCGGCCAGTCCACCGTTTAACGGTTTCAGTTTCCCAGATGCGGATGGCTGTCCACACAATCGTAAATATTGCTGCGACTGATGGAAGCATATCTGCCAATGTTCCTATTACGGTAATAATGGATAGACCATCAACCACGGATTTTACGGTTTCGGTATGGTCGGTCATATCAGCACATCTTTCCTTTGGTTTTACCACGCTGGGCTATGCCATCAGCGCGGCGTGAGGCGGAAACTGTGCCGCCTTTTGCTTTTTTCTCAACATCTGCGTCAGGTAAATCAACTGGTTTTCCATACTCTGCTCTATTGCGAGAAGTTTGCCCAGTGCCGCTGGTCGTACCTTTTGGATACTGGTCAACAATGCGCTGCCCCAACGCTTCTTTTTCTTCTTCTTTCATGTTGAGTATTTTGTTGGTGGCGTCATACTCGTCTTTTTTGTACTTGTCGTCACCAATCATTTTTCCTAAACGTTGCGACGCCGTACCCTTGGCAACTTCATCACGCAGTTTATCTCTGCGTGCGTCCGATTCCTTGGTGGATTTATTCCAACGAGAAGGTTCAACGTATGTAGCCATAATTTACCTCAACACTTCCATCTTGCAAGAGCAGCAGCCTTGCGGGTAGGCTTGCCTTTTTCGTCCTTCATTGGACCGGGCATGCCCGACATGCGGGCACAGAATGAATCTTTACGTGGGCCACCTTGGGGCTGGGGAGCCTTCAGGTTACTGCCGGTAGCGGCGTTGTACTTAGCCCGACCCTTGGCGGTCAAACCAGCACCCTTGGACACGGGCAATTTCTCGCCACGGCCTACAGCCAGTGATGGGCCTTTTTTCTTTGTTGCCATCATGCCACCTTCAACTTGGAGTTGTAAATGTTTTCCATCAAAGGCACTACAACCTCTTCACGGAAATTACGACTGAATTCATTTGAGCCTACGTGCGGCAAGCTGATGTCTACGTCAATGTAAACCTTAAAACCCATTTGGGCGGCGCGGTCGCAGAACAAATAATCTTCACCTACGTACTTGCCATCCACAATGGCAAAGTCAAACACTGCTGACATTTTTTCTGTGGGAGATTTTTCGTATGTCCACTCAGGGTGAACAAATACCATCTGCTCAAGAACATGACGCTGGATTAACATGAACCCCGTGGGCGCACGCTCGACACGCATCAATGACCCGTCAAACTCCAGATCGCCGTTGTCGTCAAAGTACAGGTCAGCAAAAAAGTTTTGGTCTTTGGCTCTGCGTGGGTACGCGCCAGTGGTGATGTCTTTGTCGCCGCTCTGGGCCATCAACCGCAAAATGTTATCTGGATTGACAATAACATCGCTATCAATGAACAACAGCTCTGTTGCGTCCGTTTTCAAAAACTCATGAACCAAAGAGTTTCGCGCCATCGTAATGATGGAGCAGTTGGACAAGTCGGACAAAATAACAGACACACCAAGCTGCATTGCTTTGGGCATAAGCTGCGCCAGAGCAAAAGCAGTCTTGATATTTAACTTCCCATCATAAGCGGGTATGCCGATAAACAGCTTGCGCCCATTCAGAGTTGTCTGCTTGGTTTCAGCCATAATAAATGTTGCAAGCAGCTACGTTAGATAGATAGGCATAAACGCCGTTTACAGCCAACACGCCATCATCAGAGATAAATGGAGAGTTGTTGTATGTATCGCTGGCGCTTACGTCATAACTCAACAGCCATTTGCTTGAATATACAAGCGTTGGGGAGGCAGTGATGGTTCCAGAGTTAATGTCTGTAACGGTAAAAGTGCTTGAGTTGGTAACGGTCACTACGTAGTTTCCGTTGGTAGCCGTACCGCCTGTACCTGCCGCAAAGTCAATACCAATTGTCTGGCCTGTTGTAAACCCGTGGGAGGCTTGCGTAATCGTAACGGTTGTACCAGAACGACCGTAAGTAGCCGTGGTTACAGGCGCAGTTGTTGTATCAAACAAAGCCACAAACCCAGCAGAACTTGTTCCTGTAAACGAAATACCTTTGATGCGATTTCGCCCAAGAACCAAAAACCCGCTGCCGTTTAAATGCGCTTGTTGTACGTTGGTCTGATTCATAATCAATCTCCTGTAAAACGGGGGCCGAAGCCCCCAAGATCAATTAAGCAGAAGCTGGGTTAGCAGAACCGTCAGAGTCGCGGACAGTATATGTGACCGACACAACGATTGAACCAGCAGTTGCGTCAGCAGTGGCCGCTGTAAACGTGCCATAGATGATTGCATCAGTTGTCCCTACATTGTTGGTTTTGGCTGCTTGGGTAGCTGCTGCAATGGTGGCGGGTGAAGTCTGGACAGCGCTGGTTCCGCTATTGACCGAAGTCATATAGAAGTTGGATGTGCCACTTGTACCAATAGTAACGCCGCAGTTTGTTGCGCCAGTTAAAGCAGTAATGACATAAATATCAAAACGCATAATTTGTGCGCCAGCAGGCAGAGTAAACATCTGTACTGCGGTGGGAGATGCCAAAATAGTGGCTGTAGCTGCGGTGTACGACTGAGAAACAATCGTTGCGCCCATGTTGCGGATGGTTCCAGCGGTAGTACCGGTAGTGTTTTTAACCGTGCCAAGCAGCCAAGGGCCAAGGTGAGTTGCGAATCCCATGATATTTCCTTCATGCAGTTTTAGGTGCGTCAATCTTGCATGATGTCTGCCGGGACAGTTTGACACACCGGAAGACCCGGATGCGTATTTATAACAGGTTGTTTGAATAGTTGCAACAAATAAAAAAGCCACCCGAAGGTGGCTTCCAAAATGCCCTTGTGGGGCCGTTTGATTAGGACGAACCGGGCGAACCGAAGATGCCCAATGGGTCAGACACGCCGAAGCTATAACGCTCGCGGGCTTTGTAACGAACGTTACCTGTGTCAAAGTCGCCGTCCATGCTGTTTTGCAGCGGAGTACGGACAAAGTGCTTCAAGCCGTTTGGCACGTCAGTCAACAGGAACCAGCCGTTGGTGTCTGTCAAGAAGTGGTTAACGGTATAGCCTTCAGGGATTGAGCCGTTGTTCTTCAAGGCGTTGATGTCGTTGTCGGTTGTACCAACGCGCAACTCGGTTTCGAGCAGGCGGGTAGCCACGAACATCAATGATGGAGGAACGATCAACTTCTTAGGCTTAGCAGCGATCAACAGACCACGTTCATCAGTCCAAGCAGCGATTTGAATAACAGCGTTTTCCAACGATGTTTCGTTCAAGTCAGCGCCAGTCGAAGGACGGTTGCTGTTAGTACCACCAGACACCAGAGGGTGAGCTGTAGAGCACAGAACCACGCCGTCGCCGTATGTAGGGCCACCGGTAAAGGCGTTGTTCAACACGTAAGCAGCTTTAACTTGCTTGGTGTAAGCCATACCACGGGCCAAAGCCTTGGTGTAGCGGCTGGACAACGAGTCATACAAGTTGTCTTCCACTGCTTCTTCCGTGATGGAAAAACCCATTGCGATGGTTTCGTGGGTGTAACGAGCAGTCCATGCTTCCTGTGCGTTGTCATAAGCGATGGCAGAGCCTTCGTTCTTAACAGGTGCAGCAGAGAAACCAGACAGTTTCGTTTCTTCTTCAAAGCTACGCTCAGATGTCTCTGTTTCGTAGATTTCTTTGTGCTCTTCGCCGTATTTAGCGTACTCCAAGCCGAACAAAGCGTTCAGACCGGGGAGCAATTCCTTGAGCAGTTGTGCGCGTGAAATAGCCATGATTTAGCTCCTTAGATACCGGTAGTACTGTTGTACTGGGCGGTGTTGAACTTAACGAGGAACTCGTAATATGTTGTGGCGGCTACGGTTGGCAAGCCAGTCGCAGTATCGGGCACAACATCAACCACACGCACAGGCAGTGTGTTTGTGGTGTTGGCGGAAGAACCGTCAATACCGTAGGCAGAATCACCAGTGGTGGTAGAACCTGCGCCAGCAACCAATGCTACGTTAGAACCAACAATCGAACGGCTATAAGCTGTGGGAGTAGTTCCAGCGGCCACGGTGGCACACACTTTAAAAATAGCACTTGGATCATCCACAACATAGGCAAAAGCCAATGCAGTAGAAGTCGATTGAGCTGCGGGGTAGTACTGACCTTGTACTGGCTGACCAGACGAGTTCACATACGCGCAACCAACCAACACACCAATGATGTTACCTGAGTCAGTGGTCGAAGCAGCTACGATGTAGCCGTTTGTGTCCACCTTCACGGTATCACCGTTTAGGATTGCAGTAGCGTAAGCTGCTGCCACGGGGATTTGACGGATCGCTCCGGCGTAAGGCAAACCATCAAGTCGATTGAGTGGTTTAAAGCCATACGTCTTGTCAATGGTAGGATATGCCATTAGAAGACTCCAAAAAAATTAAACACCTTTTCCGAAAGTGACCGTGGACTTACGTTCTTTGAACATAGGCATCCGTGGATCATTCTCGCGCATGTAGGTATTGTCAACTGACTGCATCTGAGCTTCCGCTTGTCTGCGGTAGTACGCATCACGCTGTTCAGCAAACTCTACCGGGGTTTTGCAAAGCAACAAACCGCCAACTTCCACGCTGTCAGGATACCGGTTTTGACCAGAACTAAACAGGCGAATTTCGGGGTGATCTGACGCCTTTACAGGTTCCCAGCCCTCACGAAGTTTTCCAGAAATGTTCGTGGCATCGTCTTTACCAAGAGTTGCAATACGAATCCAGCGGAACGCAAACCCATCTTCTGGATTTGGATCGGGCAAAAGCTGTGGTGGAAGCCACTGCTTTGGACGCTCATACGTATCACGAGTTTGCAGAGCACGGGGCTCGCGTGTATCTTGTTTAGTTTCAGCCATTTTCATTTCCTCATTTCTTCCGCAACCTTACGAGCATAGAGTTCCAATGGAACCCCGAGCCGTTTGGCGAGTTCGACTTGCGTTTTGGTAAGCACGATCTTTCGAGGCGCTGTGCTACGTGTCGCAGGTGCAACGTTCGATTTTCTTGAAGGAGTGGAAGCATCCTCCGTTTTCTCAGCATCGAAATTTTCTGGGAAAACTTTTTTCATCCGAGCATTCAATTTACTGTAATACTCGTCAGATTGTGGATCGACGCCTTCTTTGATAAGCTTGGAGTGATACCCCAACGCAAAGCTCGTCATTTCTTCGTCTGATCCGAACCATGAGTTCCTCTCTTGCCAAGCAACTGCCTTTCGGTCAGGAGCAGGAGGTGTGAACTCTTGTGTTCGTGGTTGTACCGCAGTTTGGCGATCTTGTAAAGGGGTAGGCCGATAGTTGCTGATTTTTTCAGCACGCATCTTGGCGTTCGTCATCTCTTCTTGAGCGTCCACCAAAGCGTCAGAATCGCCAGACTCATAGGCAGTCTTGTATTTGCGCTTAGCTTCCTCTACCTCTTTAGCCACATTTTGCTTGGCCTGCTCGATCAAAGCGGTCTGATTGGTGTTCAAGCTGCCTTTAAGCTGCCTGTTCTCCTCAATGATGGTATGGGCAATACGTAATGCCTCATCCTTTTCCCGCTGGGCCAGCTCTTTGGCGCGGCGCTCTTCGTGGTAACCCTTGCTGAAATGCTGAATTCGTTTGCGAACGCCTTCATCATATTTGGACAGTTCGTCATCAGACACGTCTTTGGGA